CTCACCCATAGCTGCGCCCGAACCCGCTCCGTCTGAGTACACGATCTTGGTCTGACCCGTTGGAATTGTTACGTTGGCCCCAGAGCCTTGCGAGATAATAATACTTTGAGAGCCGCTTGTGCCGTTCTCAATGTACCATGTCTTGCTAATGGAATTAGGCGCAATTGTAATAGTGCAGGTGCTGTCTAGGGTTCCTGTATACTTTAAATACAGAGAGCGACCCGGATCGGTGGCTCCATCTGCAATTGTTGTGGTATGCGTATCGGCATTGGTAGTAATGGCTTCGGTGCCAAAACTAAGGGCCTCTGCAATTAGTTCAAGGTTTGTATTAGTTGTAGCGCCCCATGTACCAGATTGTTCGCCGTCGCCAATCTCTTCTAGCCGAAGATCATTTCCATATGTACTAGCCATGTGAGTTTCCTAAGCAAATAAGTTGTTTAGTTTATACCGCGCCTACCGTTAAGACGCAATGTTTTTCAGATTACGCGACTACGGGTATCCAATTTGCGTTATTTGTGGGGCTAATCTTTTCCCACACAAACGTATCACCTATTGCTCCTGTAGCAGATACACCCGTAACGGCAAAGGCTTGGTTTACACTGACAGTACCTACAGCGCCTGTGCCTGCTACTCCTGTGACCGGATAGCTAAGTATGTATGTAGTAACGCCTACTTCGCCTGTGCCTTCTACACCAGTAACGGTATGATTAGCTACGCCTGTTATAGTTACAGAGCCAACACCGCCAGTGCCAGACACACCTGTGACTGAGTAGGAGAAATCAATAGTCGAAGCGCCTACCGCCCCCGTACCTGCTACGCCTGAAACAGCAAATGCTTGGTTTACACTAACGGTGCCTATTGTGCCTGTAGCGGACAAACCCGTTACACCAAACTCTTGATTTACGCTAATAGTGCCTACTGCGCCTGTGCCAGATAAACCGGTTACAGCAAATGCTTGATTTACGCTAACGGTGCCTGCTGCGCCTGTACCCGCCACACCTGTAGCAGTATGATTTGCTACGCCTGTTATAGTTACAGAGCCAACGCTTCCAGTACCCGCCACACCACTTGTGATGTTGGCGTTAATACCTATTCTTGTTACGACAGCGCCTACTGAACCTGTACCAGAAACTCCCGTTACAGGGATTACTGAGTTTGAGATTATAGTGGTTGCGCCTGTTGACCCAATAGAATTAAGGCCCAGTACCGTAAGATTACCATCAGCCTCAGTGACAACAGTGTTAAGCGCAGATGTGCCGCTAACTCCTGTAGCTGTTATGTTAGCTACGCCCGTAGTGGTCACTGACCCTACTGATCCCGTGCCAACTACACCCGTAGCAGTTAGGTTAGCAGCGCCAATAACCGTTACAGAGCCAACTGACCCTGTACCCGCTACACCCGTGACAGGTTGAGTAACCCCGCTGGTAGTGCTTACGCTACCAACAGCCCCTGTACCCGCTACTCCCGTAACGGATTGACCTACTTGTAAGCTATTCCAAGAGCCAGAACTCCAACCGCCACGGCCCCAGCCAGAAAAAGGTAGTGGCATGGGTTATACCCTCAATTAGGCGATGCGGATAATAGCGTTACTCGCGTCTGCGGTTGGCATTACTACTGTAAAGTCACCTGCACTTGCAGCCTTGTCAGAACCGAAGTCAAGCACACATACAGTGGGATCACCCGAAGCTGCCTCGTTAAAGATCAACGCGCCACGGACTCCTGTAAGTGTTACATTAGTAAATACAACATTGTCCATATCTACAAGAGCTGTTGTACCAGACGCAACAGGAGTAACTGTAGTTACAGCATTTCCTTTAGCAGTGTAGTTTGTACCACTAACCTCATTGCCAGAAGTGTACGCAGTAGTCGCAGCCGTAAAGGTTGCGCTGTTGGTATACATCGCCAGCTTAAACACGTTAGACGCTGCGGTAAAATTGTGGACACCCTTCAAAACTTCAACTTTGAAAGAGGTACACATAAAGTTGCCATTAAAAGCCATTTACATTTTCCTTATATATTCGGCTAGTTTTTTATGACCAGCATCACTGATTGCATTATATACAGTAGTTCTATCGCTTTGGATAGCCTGTTTCATGTAGACTGCGATTACAGCCTTCATACGTTCCTTGTGAGCCAAGGCTTGATCTTTTATTGCTGGCGGCGCATCATTTGATACTATCATTAACCTATCAACGCATAGCTCCGCGACTTCTTCTGGAGTAAATCCTCGGTTATTAGTAGTTCGGACTCCGACGCTACCAACAGACATTTCAAACGGCATATTCATCTAAAGTTCCCATCCCTGTAACTATCGCCTTTGCTGGCGGCATCAATAACGGACAACTGTTGTAGCGCAGACTCATATCGCTCTCTGTATGACTGCATAACGTCAGGATCGCCCTTCATAAACGTGTACGCCTCTACCAAGGAACCATAAAGAAGTACAGTATCAGCGTTCTCACCAAGCCAAGACGTGCTTGTAGTAACAATAGACTTAGGCTCAAAGTAGTAATGTAGCTCTACGGTATATGTAGCATTAGGCGTTGGACCTATAATAAAGTGTCCGTCTGTAGCCGCTGTTATAGCGTCACCATCAAACTGTCCATAATACTTCGGAACGCCTTGAGTAGCAGCTACAGGGTACGCTTCCCGCATAAAGTTAACGTCTTTCTCTAGCAAATACGTGTATGCTGCTGTGACAGGATCAACGATTGCTAGAGAGAATACCGCTAAGAAATCAGCAGGGCGTTCTAGGTATTGGTTCCCTTGAAAAAGAGTACCCGTACTGTTGGACCTGACTTCGGGTATAGTAACAGTACGGAATATACGTTGCTCCGCTTGCTGAACAAACGTAGGGATCATAGAGACGAATGTTGCTTCTGTGTTCTCTGTATAGTCTTTTATAGCTTGCGTAAGCTCAGTATAGTTCATTACTCGGCCTCGCTGTACAAATTATCAAATATCTGCGTTACATCTAGCGTGTAGTCTAAATCAGATTTAGAATAATGTATATGCTGTGATGGCTTAAAGTCTGGTGCGCCTTCACCTGTTTCAAACCACGCAGGGTGTGTTACCCGTACTCTGTTGTTGGGTAACGCCACTATATTGCCTGTCCACTTACCTGCATCTAGTAGCTGTAGTACATGCGCTTGTTTATGCTGTGCAGGGTCATCTGCTACATCTGTGTCGGTGTAGTCTACAGTAAACAGGTATTTAGCAGGAAAGAACTCCCCTGCAATCTTAGCCATCCACGGACAAGGTGACGCCCTGTCAAGCGTGTATACCGCATGTGTATGGGAAGGGCAGTCCCAAGGCTGGGCTTCGTGAACTGCCATACCCTCGGGCCACTCTTCAAATGACTCATCAGCCACCAGAGCAGTTATGGGCATCCTAGCCCACATAGCCCCACCGTGTACGTTAGCTTCGCCTGTATCGTCCGCCTCACACCCCGTAAAGATAATCTGAAAACTCAGACATCTGTTGGGCATTGTCGTAACAGCAATAACCATAGCATGTAGAAATTCGCCGTGGTAACGCTCATGGTTGACCGTATACTCACGACGAACCCAACACTTAAAGTGTGGTATATTGCTTTGTAGGTAGGGCATATTATCCCATTGGTCCTCTTGCCATTCTGCCGCTTCGTTGTGCGCCAGTACCGCGTACTAGAGTGCCGCCTTTACCCATCTTTTTTGTTAGCTTACCGCCTTTAGCGTAACCCTTCTTCATCATCTTGCCGCCGCCCATCTTCTTAGTAACAGCACCACCGGCTTTCTTCTTGGCTACAGCACCGCCTTTAGCCATGCCTTTTTTCTTCATCATGCCGCCACCCATCTTCTTAGCTACAGCGCCACCTTTAGCCATTTTTCCTTTGCCGTCAGCAGCAAAAGCAGGAACCATTTTTCCAGCTTTGTTTTTAACCATTTCTAGTTTACCAGCAGCCTTCATCTTCCGTACACCGCCCTTAGCGGCACCTTTTTTCTTCATAGCCATGTCCAAGTCTCCTATGGTGTGTTAGCCGTACCGCCCATACCGCTGTGGTTTGTGCAATAATAATACAAAGTCGGTGCGCTGTTAGCTACAGTTATCTGAACATACGCACCAGCCTGTCCAGCCGTTCCTGATGTGGTTACGCCTGTAGTGTACTCAGAACCACCGCCATGCGTACCATTAGCCGTAGTGCTAAAGCGCAATGGGTGGGTACTATTAGAAGAAGCAGACTGATCGAACCGGAAGGTAGAACCTTCTGCAATACTAATTGTCGGACTAACAACACCATCTATGTAGAACTTATTGCCTGTGCCGTATGGGTTAGTGCCGCTGGCTACTGTTACCGCAAATATGTTTGTAGTTACACTAACAGTACCTACAGAACCAGACGCTACTACACCCGTAACTACATCGCTCTCTGGGATAGGAACTTCTATGGCTACCGTTCCAACTTGACCTGTCAGGTGTACGAGAGGATGCCCTACGGGGTTCCAACCAAATAGGCCACGTCCGGGAGAAGCATCGGGCCTTGGATCAAGCAATGATTGTGGGTCAACTACTCGGATGCGTCCTAAAAAGTTTTGTGGTTGATCTGGATCAACTACATCTTTGCCAACGCGAAACCCTGTACGATGCCCGTCTTGGAACTCATATACAAGGTCTTCTAATGGGTATCTAAACCCTGTCCGGTCACATATACCGTATGCGTGTTTACCAGACGCGTAGCTCATCTCATACCACCGTGAAAGGTTTGAAACGGTACGAATATAGAAGACGCACGTTCTTGATCCTCGTATGCCGCTAGCTTGAATTGATACTCATACTCTTCTCTAAGAGGCACCGCTCTAGCTGCAGCTTCGGGTTT